TCAAGATCCATAATAAAATTTAAATGATTAATCTCTTTCCATATATCACTTAACTCATCATTAGAAAAGAGATTGTCAACAACTACATACCCAAAATCTTTAGTTGTATAAGTGGATATCTTTAATTCAGAAGAGATATTCCATTTTGGTAGAGCGGTCTTTTCCAATCCAATCCGATTTAAAACAACATCAAAGTCTTCTTCAAGATTCTCATATTGACCCACAAAGTCTACAAGTGTGTTCCCCTCATCATCAGTGATAAAATCCATATCTTGTGGACGCCTGATAAAAGCAAATGAGAAATAATTACTTGGGAATTTTGTATTTCTAATTGGCTCATGCATCTGATATCCACAATGCAAATCACTAGGCCACGCATAATCATCTACATTTGTTGACCCCCCAAAGTATTCGGGCTGACCCTTGTAGCCTCTACAATGCTTTGCCAATACAGAGGTAATACTACTTCCGGCAGTATTAGGAACATGGTGAAAAACAAATTTATGACTGTCGCTAACTAACACCTTCACTCCATATTTTAAAACTTTGGTAATTCCACTGACTGTAAAATTTATCTGATGGGTTGTTCTTAAACAACTCAAACTCCTTGTTTTTTATCTTCAATGTTTTTGAGAATCTCCAAAATTCTGTATCATATTTAGATCCAAACATATAATGCCAATTTATAAAGTTTTGTAATCCATTAGTATATTCTTTCATATAATGATTACATTTGAATGCTGTTGAATCGCCCTTAATAAAATCAAAGATATGTCTATTCCAAAATAAATACGCTTGAACAGCAGTAGACTCTAGCGGTTCCAGAAAGAATAAGTTATTGCCGTTAGCGATGACTCTATCTTCTATGGGATTATCTTTTATAAAACATTGGAATGAAAAGTTATCCCTTATGGACTCAACTCCAAACATATCTTTAAAACTATCTTCTGCGATATTTTTATCTGTGATATTAGAATTATATAAGTACCCTAATGATACCGTATCGTGAAGAGGTATTACAAAGCACCATCCGTGAGGCGTAGCAACGGCCCTTGTCCACGGGTGAAACCTAGTTTCATCTATATTAGATAATAAAACAGAGTTTAATGGGTTAATTAAGGAGCTATATCCTTCCGCTAATTTACCATTTCTATGTTTCTTATTAAATCCAGAACAATCTATTATATAGTCTGAATCTATCTCACTATAAGAACTTACCTTTCTATCTGTTACTTTTACTCTATCTTTTAAACTGTCTAAGATATAATCCTGCAACATTCTTGTATCATAATGTATACCATATGATCCAAATGAGAAGGGGTGAAATATCTTGCCTTTCTTTTTTCCCCACCCTTCATACAAAATGCCAGACTTAATTGTGGCATAAATTGGATTATTGTATAAATCAATACCTAAAGTATGGTGCAACATAGTTGGCAGTTCTAAAACAGATGCCTGACCAACATACTCAGTTGGGGTATTGCTATCGTATATAAGCTCTATCTCATAATCTGAGTAATGAAAAAAATGAAGAGCCGATAAACATCCTGCATTACCTCTGCCAATAATTGATATCTTCAAATGAAATTATACCACCCTGTTAAAATCATTTTTTCCTCATCACATGGCTCACCTCTATGAGTGAACGTCCAATCGGCTGGCCATATAACGACCTTTCCTTTTTCAGATTTGCATGTATAGTCTTGATGTAAAAATTCTGTACCACCACCCTCTTCTATAGTGTGGCAATACATCATCCACACAAGAACCCTACTGGTTGAAGGTTCCTTTCCAGATGTTCTTTCTGAATGCCATTCTAAAAATCCTTCCCCCGGATTATAATACTGAATATTAAATGGAACCATATTAAATCTGCAAAGAGTATTTACACGCGGATATTTTTCTATATAACTATTTAAAACAATTTGCAACTCATCACAGAATGTTTTTGATAATTCAGACTCATACTCATCCTCAACACTCATTTCTGTACTCACCTTTATATCACTAAAATGAGATCCAGAATGATCAGCTACCTTACCTTTTAAATGTTTGTCAGGATTATTTACATAATGATCTACAAACTTATCAGCAAGACTTAGGTCGTCTATAAATTGTTCATATATAAATTGCGGCATTATTCCTCAACTTGTACGGCCACAACAGATCCGTCGCCACCGGATGCTCCTCTGGCCTGAAACGCCTCATTATAAGTCCCTGCAGTTCCACCTGCGGAAGTTACTGTTCCGTTGTTTGTGTATGTTCCTCCATGCAATAACATTAAAACTCCACCACCGGATCCTCCGCCAGTAGAACCAAGTCCACAAGAACTACCACAGTTTCCTGAATTACCACCTGCGGCAGTTATTGTCCCGCCGCTATTAACAGTTAAGTCACCCTTTACAACTAACCATAAAATACCACCAATAATAGATTGTGATGCACTTGCATTATCTCCACCTGAAGATCCTGCCGGGTTTCCTGCACCACCTGAAGCTGAAAAACAATTCTGCCAATTTCTAACACCGTTTGCCCCTGCACCACCATAATCGGGAGGTTGGGTTATTTGGAACTGCATTCCCGGTGAAGAGCCGATCATATAGGAAAATCCACCACCGCCCGCTCCGCCTGAGAAAGTTCCCGCAAGCCCACCAGTCGCACCCTGTACTGTAAACCCTGAGTTTCCACCTTGAGACTGATAACCTCCTGTTGCTCCACCACCGCACTGTCCTCCAGCGGCATTGGTGGTTCCTTGCGCTCCTGCGTTGCCGGGGCTACGCGTAATAGTGCCACCCGGTGATCCATATCCATGAGCATTACCACCAACGGCTCCAATCTTTACAATTTGAAAAATAGTTCCATCCCCATCTATCTCAGCTTGGTTTGCAACTGCAGTTACAGCAGCATTTCCACATCCTGCAAAATCAGCGGCAGCAAGAGTATCTGTTCCACTGGCTGTTAGCATCGGTAACCTTAATCCGCTTGCGTTGACTGCGGCAGAATCACTTCCACCTGTATTTGTTGGATCTGCAAATGCGCCTATACTAGCATTTAAAGTTCCGCTTATAGCGCAGTCACCTTTTACATAGATAAGCATTCCTCTACATGGTTGATCTG